ATCCAGATGATGAATCGAATGAATATGATATTCTTGCCGGCCCATATCCGAAAAAGTGCATCTCGTGGGAAAAGATCAAGACTGCGGTTGACAAGGGCTTTGCCGATGAGAATCCTCAGGACCTAGAAAAGTATGTCGGTGACTATGTATTCAATCCTGCTGGCGGAAGAAGTTCAATTCCTCTTGGAGAACCAGTTGAAGTTCTTGAAGCAGGAACAGGCTTTATGATGATCCGTCGTAGGACATTCGAGAAGTTTGCAGAAGCATATCCTGAAAAGCTCTACACGCCTGACCACGTTCGCACAGAACACTTTGACGGTTCTCGTCAGATCATGGCATACTTTGATACTCCTATCTGCCCAGACACAAACCGGTATCTATCAGAAGATTACATGTTCTGCCAGTGGTCTCGTAAGGCTGGTATGAAGGTTTGGTTCTGCCCATGGATGAAGTTATCTCATGTCGGTATGATGGTGTTCGGTGGATCTCTAATAGATCTTGCCGCTATCGGAGCTACCGCAACAGCAGATCCTTCTTTGCTAAAGAAAAAGAGCAATAAGTAATTGACTTTTTTACCTACATCGATTATTATTAACAATGTGATACAACACAAATGGAGACTATATTATGAACTTTGACTCGCGTACCCTACAGATTCTCAAGAACTTTTCGACGATCAATCCCTCGATCTTGTTTAAGCCTGGTTCTGTTTTGGCTACAATTTCGCCGACCAAGACTATCATGGCTCGTGCAAAGATAAATCAAACAATTGAAAGCCCTTTTGCAATCTATGATCTTTCACGGTTTTTGAGCACACTCTCGTTGTTTGAAAATCCGGAACTTCAAGTTGAAACTGGTTCCATGAAGATTAAGCAGGGTTCCAAGAAGATTAATTATACTTTTGCTGAACCGAGCATGATTGTTTCTCCTCCGGAAAAGGAAATCAAACTTCCAGACCCAGAGGTTGAATTTACTCTGTCTGCTGATAATCTTCAGGAATTGCTGAAGGCTCTGTCGGTTCTCTCGCTCCCAGAAATTGCTGTGGTGGGTGACGGTTCATCCGTCTCTGTACAGGTTCTTGATAGTAAGAATCCATCCGGCGACGTCTACAGCGTGGCAGTAGGTGAAACAACCAACACCTTCCGTATGATCTTCAAGGCTGAAAACCTTAAGCTCCTACCTGGTTCTTATGATGTAAAGATCTCGTCAAAGGGTCTTTCACACTTCAATTCACCAGAGGTTGAATATTACATTGCAGTTGAAGCTTCGAGTACCTTTGAAGGTTAATGCCTTGGGGGATCTTGTGTCCCCCACTTTTTATATTATGGAGACTATATTATGCTTGAAGATTTTCTCTGGGTCGAACGCTATCGTCCCAAAACTGTTGAAGATACTATCCTCCCTCCTGAACTCAAGGCTACATTTCAACAGTTTGTAGAACAAAAGAACATCCCTAATCTTATTCTTTCTGGTTCTGCAGGTGTTGGTAAAACAACTATTGCCAGAGCAATGCTCGAAGAGTTGGGATGTGACTATATTGTCATCAATGGATCTATGAACGGTAACATTGATACTCTAAGAAATGAAATTAAAAACTTTGCATCATCGGTCTCATTGTCTGGTGGTCGTAAATATGTCATCCTGGATGAGGCTGATTATCTAAATAGTAACAGTACTCAACCTGCACTTCGTAACTTCATGGAAGAATTCTCAAAGAATTGTGGATTCATTCTGACTTGTAACTTCAAGAATCGTATCATTGAACCTCTACATTCTCGTTGTTCAGTAATCGACTTCAAGATTACCAAGAAGGAAATCCCTGCTCTTGCTAAGGATTTCATGAGGCGTGCATGCAATATCCTAACAAAGGAAAACATCGAGTTTGATAAGACTGTTGTTGCAGAACTTATCAAGAAGTTCTTCCCTGACAACCGCCGTATTCTAAATGAACTGCAGCGTTACTCTGCCACAGGTCGTATTGACTCTGGTATCCTGGTCAATCTTCAGGAACTTTCTCTGAAGAACCTTGTGGAGTTCTTGAAGAACAAAGACTTCTCTAATATGCGCAAATGGGTTGCCGAAAATCTTGATAACGATGCCGATGTCATCTTCCGTAAGATCTATGACCAGGCCTCTCAGTATCTAAATACTCGATCAATCCCAGCCGTGGTTCTCATTATTGGTAAATATCAGTATCAGCATGGATTTTGTGCCGATCCTGAGATCAACCTTGTTTGCTGTCTCACCGAATTGATGATTGAAGGCGAGTGGCTGTGACATGGTGGAAACGTAAAAAGTGCCCACTGTGCAAGACTGTTCTGAAGAAAAAGAATGGTTCTGGCAAACTCAATATGGAAACGGCAGAAGGTCCATTGGAATTAGAAATTTGTATGGGTTGTTCTATTATACTAGAAAAATCCTCGGAGATATTACATGGATCAAGAAAAAGAGACAATGGACGAGAAGCGGGTGAGGAACGAGAGATTGAAGAAGATAATATCCGAATTTGACCACAAATTCAGTATGATGTCCGATTCTGATCAGAAGAACTTTGCTACTTCTTGGATAAAAGGATTACGTGATGGCGGAGACAAGCCCATTTGATTATATTAATTCTATCAACTTCACTAAAAAGGATTTGATGGAAACTAAAGAGGATGAAAAGACCTACAATAGCTTCATGGTTAATCGAGGGTTGTCATACTTTCCCGACACCGTCGAATATGCCAATGCCATGAATATGCTATATCATCTAGATCCTAAACTCCAGTACTCTTATTTTATAAATATTGTTAGACCTCGAAAAAGGTTTAGTAAATGGAGTAAGAAGAAAACGGATAGTGATTTAGAACTTATCATGAAGTATTTCGGATACAACGCGAACAAGGCCAAATCTGCATTATCTATTCTTACACCTGACGACCTAAAAACTATAAAGAAAAAATTGGACGAAGGTGGAACATGAATGATATTTTTAGTGGAAAGGGTATTGAAATTCGTCTTGGCGAAGAAGATGATTTCCTAAAAGTTAAGGAAACATTAACACGTATTGGTGTCGCTTCTAGAAAAGATAAGATTCTATATCAATCCTGCCACATTTTGCATAAGCAAGGCAGATACGCTTTAGTTCATTTTAAAGAACTATTTGAATTAGACGGCAAAGCATCTAACTTTTCTGATGAAGATAAAGGTAGACGCAATACAATTGCCACATTACTTGAAGATTGGGGACTAGTAAAAATAGTAGAATCCGATGATGCAAAAGCTCCAAAGGCTCCCTTAAGTCAAATTAAAATCCTTCCGTTTAAAGAAAAGAATGATTGGGTTTTAGAAGCAAAATATTCGATCGGCAAGAAAAAATAAACTGAACTTTAAAATTTATATTAAGAAATGCACTGGGCAAATTCCAGTGCATTTTTTATTGAGCAATAACATTGTAACAATAGTGTAACAACATGATAGTTTATAACTGAAGAAAGGAAGTATATGAAAAAATTAGTACCTTTATTGATTAGTGCAGCAGTATTAATGCCACAGCAACTACACGCATTTGAAGCCGAATCCGCAGAGATTATTGTCACTGCTACTAAAAGAGAAACCAATCTACAGGACACACCAATTTCATTGGCAGTCGTGAGTGATGAAGATCTTAAGAAGCGCCAAGTACAAAGTCTATTAGATCTAGCTGACGGTGGTGTTCCAAGCCTCCGCGTTGCAACATTTGAATCTCGTCAATCTGCTCTTACCATCGGTATGCGTGGGATTGTTCCAGGTGATGCTAACCAACCAGCTCGTGAACAGGGTGTAGGTGTATATCTTGACGGTGTTTATCTTGGTCGTCAACATGGTTTGAATGCTGGATTTCTTGACATTGAACGAATTGAAGTTCTAAGAGGACCACAAGGAACTCTATTCGGTCGCAATACAGAAGGTGGTGCGGTTAATATTATCAGCAAAGCACCTACCGGTGAATTTGGCGGATCCATTACTTCTGGATTTGGTAACTATGGTTCTTATAATAACCAATTACGTTTAAACCTCCCTGAAGTTGCTGGTATTTCTATTAAAATTGATGCCGCAATCCAACATCAAGATGCTACAACAAAGAATCCAATGGCCGACCAATATGGTTGGAATTACTTCCATCGTTATGGTGGTCGTGTTGCAGCTCGTTTGAGACCAAGTGATGCTATTACCGCAGACGTTTCGGTTGATATTGGTCGTGATAATAATACTCCATATTACAGCCAGTTGATCAATTACAACCCCACAAATCGACCTGTTGCGACTCTAGCACAGATCACTGCGAATGGTAATAGGTTACCCTCAGGATTTATTACACCTCTACCAGCCATCGTGCAAGTTCAACCAGAACGTATTTCTGTTGCCGATATTGGCGTTCCACAGGAGCCAAGCGTTGGTAAAACATTCGGCGTAACATCCTCAATTAAGTGGGATGTAAATGATGATCTTCAACTGCGTTCAATCACGGCATGGAGAACTGTAAGTGATCGTCAGTTTGATAACTCTGGTGGCGCCAACCGCACTCCAACGTTCCTTCCTAATGCGTCATTTAGCAGATATTCAATTGCTAAACTTGACCAACGTCAGTTCAGTCAAGAACTACAAGCTGTTGGAACTGTAGGGAATCTCGATTATGTATTTGGTGCTTACTACTTCAATGAAAGAGCAAATGATGAAGCTAAGACACCTAATACAAATAGGTGGAATGCAACCGGCACGGGTTACACTATTGTAGATCCCGCAACGTATCCGCTTGCTACTGTTGCTCGTGCATCTATTGCATATGCCAAGAGTTATGCTCTTTATGGACAGGGTACATACAACCTTAATGATTTCCATATCACATTGGGTGGCCGACTTACACAAGATAAAAAGAATGGTACACTGTTTAGAGTCAATGGTGCTGCAACAAACTTCACTTTTGTTCAAAACAATAAAAGAATTGACCCTATCGTAACAGTAGCCTATGATGTAACAAGCGACATCAATGTATATGCCAAGTATACAACTGGTTATCGTGCAGGTGGCGCAAGTTCACGTTCACTAAACTATCGTTCATTCGGACCTGAATCTGTTAAATCATATGAGGCAGGTGCCAAAACTGAGTTGTTTGACCGAGTTGTAAGATTGAACACTGCGTTTTATATGATGGACCGTAAAGACAGTCAGGTTGACTTCAACTTCTTTATTCCTCAGCCAAACGGAACTGTTCGTAATACACTCGAAACAGTTAATGCTGAAGGTACAACAAAGATCAAAGGTATCGAAGCTGATTTAACTATTCAACCACTTGAGGGTCTTTCAACTACTGTATCATATGCTTATACAGATGTAAATATGCCTCAGGCACGTAACACGGTTCAAGAACAACTTAATGCATCATTGACACCGGCAATCACAACTCCGGTATTTCAGGATGTGTTTGTTGTTTACACACCAAAGCATGCTTTAACTGGTTCGATTGATTATCAGACAAATATTGGTAACTCAGACACCATGATAAAGCTACACCTTGGTGGTAACTATACATCTCCAGCATATTCTTTTGATAATGAAGATGTATTAAATCAAAAGAGCTTTATTGTCAATGGTCGTGTGTCTGTTGCTGATATAAATGTTGCAAAACGAAAGTTAACTGTATCCTTGTGGGGCCGCAACTTGCTCAACGAATCTTATATCTATCGTCGTTCAAACGCTAATAGATTGGTACTCGGTGACTATGCAAACTTCAATGCGCCACGTACCTTTGGTCTTGAAGCCAACATTAAATTTTAATTAAAAAAAATGCGGCTGGATTGATTCTAGCCGCATTTTTAGTTGACATATTTACTCACATAGGATATACATAATCTATAGGGAATGAAAGGTGTCAATATGATTAATAATCTCTGTGGTGGTGCTTTCGAACTCAAGACCGGTCGTATGTGGACTCACGGTTTCTCACTGTATCGTGATAAGGAACAGTTTAATATCCGTTGGGAACAATGCGGTCCTTGCCACGGTCGTTGGTTCTTCGAGATTGACGGTCTTCAATTCTCTGCCAAAAAGATTTCTCCTCGGATCGAAGGCATCCAACAACACATGGAATATTAAGTTATGAAAACTATTATGCTTCTGGGCTCAGGTGAGCTAGGTAAAGAATTTGTTATATCTGCTAAACGTATGGGTCATTATGTGATCTCGTGTGATTCATACGTCGATGCACCCGCTATGCAGGTAGCGGATGATTCGCTTGTCTTTAATATGCTGGATCCTGATACTCTTAGTAGGATAATCCGGGAATATAAGCCAGATATTATTGTTCCTGAAATTGAAGCTATTGCAACAAAAGTTCTCTATGATGCAGAGGACTCTGGCATTCAGGTAGTCCCTTCTGCACGAGCTGTTAATCTCACAATGAACCGAGATGCTATTCGTGACAGAGCTGCGGAACTTGGTCTTAAGGTTGCTAGCTTTACCTACGCAGATTCAGAAGAAGAGTTAATTGCTGCTTATGATTGGATTGTGGCTAATAAGGTTGTTATCAAGCCGGTTATGTCCTCATCAGGTAAGGGTCAGTCTATAGTTGATTCTGAATCTGATGTTGATATTCTGTTGCAACTTAAAACAGCTTGGCACTATGCATGTGAAAATATGCGTGGTGACCGTGAACGTGTTATCATTGAAGAATTTATCGACTTTGACTTTGAAATCACTCTATTGACTATCAAGCAGAAGGATGGTCCTACGCTTTTCTGTGATCCTATCGGACACGTTCAGGAGAATGGTGACTATCAGCACTCTTGGCAGCCACAATATCTGTCCTCAGTAGCCAAATCAACTGCATACCATATGGCAAAAACTATCACGAATGACCTTGATGGTGCTGGTCTATTTGGTGTAGAATTCTTTATTAAGGGTGATGATGTATACTTCTCGGAGCTTTCACCACGTCCACATGATACAGGAATGGTGACTATGATCAGCCAGGACCAATCACAGTTTGACCTTCATCTGCGAGCAATCATGGGTCTTCCTATTTACGTTGAGACCGTAAAACGAATAGGCGCTTCTGCTGTTATCCTAGCAGATAGAGAGATCTCTAATCCTGAGTATGAAGGTATTGAAGAAGCTCTAAAGATTCCTGGTGTTGAAGTTCGTATCTTTGGTAAGCCTACCGCTCGTCGTAATCGCCGGATGGGTGTAGTGTTAGCACGTTCTCTTACTGATGCTTTAGAAGCAGCAGAAAAAGTCAAAGTAGTATAAAAAGTATTATCCTATGAATCTGGATTTAATGATCATCGATAACTTTTATGCAGATCCAGATGCGATCAGAGCCTTTGCTCTGTCTCAAGAGTTCGATGTTGTAGGCAATTATCCTGGTAAACGAACTCGATCCTTCCTTACAGATGACATCAAGCAATCGATCCAATATTGGATGAATTTCGCCGGTACTATTACCAATTGGCATGAATATTCCGGTTATACCGGTGCCTTTCAATATGCCACTGCAGAAGATCGTACATGGATACATAGTGATCACACATCTATGTGGGCAGGAGTCTGTTATCTGACTCCAGACGCACCACTATCAAGTGGTACTGCAATGTATCGTCACAAAGAGTCAGGTGAATGGCGTTCATATGAGAATGTGTACGAGGGTTTAGATTATACGAAATGGGATAAGGTTGATTCGATCGGTAATAAATACAATCGACTTATCCTTTATCGGGGAGATTTATTCCATGCCAGTCTGGACTACTTTGGTAAAAATCTATACGATGGAAGATTATTCCAGACATTCTTTTTCGATACAGAAAAATATTAATTTTGTAAAATAATGGTTGACATTTTAATTTACCTATGATAGTATGACTTATATTGTATGGAGGTTGATATGGATATTCAGGTTTTCTCTTTTCCTACTTTTACAAATGATAAGTTGGTTGAGGAAGTGTATTGCCAGTTTCTTAATAAATATCGAAACGGCGAGACACTCAATCTAGAAGAATTAGACTGGATGGATTCAGCTAATACATGGCTTGCTACAAGTCATGGCTGAGCGTTCGATACATGGCAAACCCGGCATGGTTTTCATCGGCTATGATGACGATGGAGAATGCCTTTGGGACTATCCAAATGGAGATAATATGAAGCAGCCCCCTGAAACTATGACTTACATGAATGTAAAGTCCACCATTACTGAAGGTGGTACTACTCAACCTCGGATTGCAAAGGGTGGTGTCTATGCTCCAGCCGATGTAAAGCTGATTAAGGATGCTCTGACTTTCTATGCTGCTCATAACGGCCAGATAACCGATCTAGAAGCTCGTTCGGTCGCCAACCTTCTACATCGGCTAAATAGAATTTAAAAAGGAAATATAATTATGAATGAACTTGTATGTGAATCTGTTGATTTTGATATTGAGAAGAACCTTCCTAAGGTTGTTCCTTCTGTTGTGTTTAAGACTCGCGTTCGCGACGATTCGATTGAAGGTCCTAATCCCTACCGTTGGGAAGATGTAACGACCTTTGATCTCTTTGCTAATAAGCGTGTTGTTCTCTTCTCGCTTCCTGGTGCTTTTACTCCAACCTGTTCGACGTATCAGCTTCCTGGTTTTGAAGAAAAATTTGCGGAGTTCAAGGCTCAGGGTATTAAGGACATTTATTGCATTTCAGTTAATGATGCGTTTGTGATGAATGCCTGGGCAAAGGCTCAGAAGATCAAGAAGGTCAAGGTTATCCCTGATGGTTCTTGTCAGTTTACTAACCAAATGCATATGGCTGTTGGTAAAGATAATCTCGGCTTTGGTATCCGTTCATGGCGCTATGCTTGCGTTGTCAATAACGGCAAGATTGAAAAGTGGTTTATTGAGCCAGGCAAGTGCTGGGATGCAGATAACGACCCGTATGGTGAAACTGCACCAGAAAATATTCTTGAGTGGCTTAAGAATAATTAATAAATGCTCCCGTAGCTCAACGGTGGAGCTGACCCCTCATAAGGGTTAGGTTGTAGGTTCGAATCCTACCGGGAGTACCATTATAGGATATGTGATGTCTAAGAAGCCGAAAGCTAATAAAATTTATGTAGAGCAGACCAGACAAGAGTTGCGTCGATTGCAGCATTGGTTTGCAGGCTTCGAAGCAGCTGGTGGTAAACTACCTCCATGTATGACGGCCTTTGATCCGCTACATAAAGCAATCCGTCTTATAGACGAACATATCGAGATGTCAGATGATTGATAAAGATAAATTGAAGGCAGGATCTTCAAAATGGGGTAAACGCGCTGCATTCTTTGCGGTGTTCGGAATTACTGGTCTGGCTGCTATAGCGGTAATTAATTCATATCGTAGCCTCAGAGGGCTAGATGATATTGATTGGGATAATCTTAAATTATGAAAGTAAATATTGGACCCTATACAGGTGATATTATTCCGGTATATGGTTGGGAGAAGCGCTATGAGTATTGGCGAACCAAATCTGATACCTTCTTTCTCCCAGAAGAAGAATATACTAAGTTCGATAAGTTTGTCTTTGGCTTCTTTGATAAGCTGAATAATCTTGTTCGTCCTCTCAATCGCTGGTCTAATAACCGTAAGCGCAAGGTGAAGGTTCGTGTTGACTACTATGATGTTTGGTCTGCCGATCATACTCTTGCTATGATTATTCATCCGGTCCTTGTAAAACTCAAGGAACAAAAGCATGGCTCACCTGTGGTAGATGATGAAGATGTGCCTGAGAATCTCCGTGCTAATAAAAAAGATCATAACAATCTATCAGAGGAAGATTCAACGATCCATGAAAGATGGTCGTGGGTACTCGATGAAATGATCTGGACGTTTAGTCAGCATGCTCTCCAAGATGATACAGGTGTATTTTATCATAATATCGATCAGCTTGAGATCACCCCTACAGCTACAGATGATACTAAGAAGCTTTATTCGGTTGGCTTCACTCACCAGAAGGATCCAACTAAGCCGCCTTACTGGCGTGATGATGAGGGTCTTAAGAAACATCATGAAAGGAAAGAAAATGGTCGACGACTCTTCGCAAAATACTACGAAAATCTCTGGGACTGAGTCATTGTGGAAAAGTAACGAAGAATTATACACCATCAGACAGACCAAGTACTCTTGGAAATGTCAACTTACACCTAATGCTTTCTGGATGGTAGAAGAAGGTAATCAACCCAATTGGATCCACCGTAAGATGCAAGAATTTTGTTTTGGTATTAAATGGACAAAGGTATAATATGAATACTACACAAACCGAAATGAATCGAATCTATAATGCTCGTATGACCGCTATTCGAGCAAAGAATACTTGGTTTAAGAACTATTGGCATGATGTTGCTGATAAACTGGAATCTAAGTTATATAAATGAATTAGAGTCCCTGCCAATAGGCATGTGATCTAGAGGCTTTGATGGATTGGGCCAGCATAGTAAACCAACCATTATTTTGTTAACAAAGGAGAATATAATATGAAGACTATGGCTACTGCTTTTATTGCAGCTCTCGCCCTTTCCGCAACCCCTGCTCTTGCAAATGACTTTTCAGGCCCTCGCCTTGAAGTAACTGCTGGTGCAGACGATGTTAAGAATGGTGTTGATACCACTGACATCACTTATGGTGCGGCACTTGGTTATGACCTTCAGTTCGGCAAGGTAGTTGCAGGCGTTGACTCTACTGCTGCTAACGTGTTTGACAAGGCAGACCTTGGGGTCGGAGCTCGTCTTGGGTATGTTGTGAACGAAAATGTTCTCGCATTTACTCGCGTTGGTTATACGAATCTTGAACGCCCTGCATTCCGCGGTCGTACTTTTGAACTTGAAGGTCTCACTCTCGGTGGTGGTCTTGAAGTAAATGTTGCTGGTCCTGTGTATGGCAAGCTCGAGTATCGTTATACCGACTTTGATGCAGGTCTGGGTCGCCATGGCGCTCTTGCGGGTCTCGGCATCCGCTTCTAATTTCGTAAGCACCTCCTTCTCGCTACGAAGAGAATCCCCGGGTAGAAATACTCGGGGATTCTTTTTTTGGTTTACATTATTTCTTACTTATGTTATAAGAGACTTATAATTAATGAAAGGGTAAATTATGAGTATGGATTTTTTCTCGATCGCAATGGGTGAATCTAATGAGCGGGCAAAGGAATTGTTACCTTTAAACACACCCGAAAATAAGCGCGACGTTCCTTGTGCTGATTGTGTAAGTTCTCTAGAGTGTGAAACCAAACTTCTAGAATGTGTTGCGGCACGACGTTGGTATGCCAGCGGTGACTTTGAAGATAAAGATGTTGGTCGCCTACGTAGAAAAATGAAAACTTTTGGTTGACATTATTTTAAAATAGTTTATACT